AGAACGGCTGTAGCTGATGCTTGGAAGTCTGATGGAGTGCCGTTAGGATCGCTAATAGTAATTACAGTATTAGAGTTATAGTTCGCTCCAGGTGCTACAACGGTCAATCCAGTAACCACTCCGTCAGTTACTTGAACTGTTGCAGCTGCAAATTCTTTCTCAAAGTTACCAGTAAAATCAGATCCAGTTTGAGGAGTAGTTGGTACTGTGTAAGTGCCAACAGCAGTGAGGCCAGTAATTTGGTCAATGATTACGTTATCTATTGCACCTTTAAATGATGGGGTTGCACCTCGTTGACCTGCGATAACTTCAACACCACCACCCAGAATAAATCCTTGTGGTGCGTTTCCACCAAGGTCTACCACACCGTTGATTAACCATCTTGCAGTACCACCATAGTGTTCTATTCTAACATGATTCCATTGGTTTAAGTTAAGAACCTCGGGTGTACATCTAATTGGTGGGCTATTAAAGTTTGGCCTATAAACAATTTCATAATCAGGCTCGATTTCAATTCGCATTGTTGTGCCATTCCAATGGATAACATTGTGAACACCTGATGCTGGAACTTCTTCTGGGTAAATCCAAAATTCAACAGCAAAACCTTGGCCTGCTGTAATAAGGTTTGTTGCCATTGTGTGGATTAAAGTTTCATCCGTGTCAGCATCAAAATACAGAGCGTCGTCGCCATATTTTATGTAAGGAGATTTAGCTGGTGGTGCTGGAATTGTAACCGTAGCTGAGTTGTAATATGTTCCTGGTTCAGTAACAGTAAACGAGTCAATAGCTCCATTTGTACCTAATACTAAATCAGCAGTAGCTGTAGTTACTGGGCTGTCTGGCTCGTTAATAGTAATAGCCGGTACTGATGAATAGAATCCGCCACCTGTGTCAACATTAATTGATGAAATGGATGTATTAGCAATAAGAGAACTAATCACCGCGTCAACTGTAGATGGTGAAGAAATATCAACAACAATAACATTGTTTGCGTTATAGATTTGTCCATCATCAGTAATGTTAATAGCAGTTACTTGGCCTGATGTAATTTCTGCCGTGGCCGTAGCAGTTTCACCTAATTCGTAAACAGGGTCACCATTACTATCTAAGCCAGGCTGTATTGTAATTCTTTCTTCAAACGCAGTGTTAGCCAAGGTACCTGTTGCAAGACCAATATCGATAAACTTAATAAGCTTTTTCTTTTTCTCAGGACCAAAATAATATCCTTTGAGAGTAAAGTTTAGAGTGTATAAGATTGATTGTCTTGTTTCAAAGTCGCCTTCATACAAATCCTCGGTTGTTACACTATTCAATACAATAGGAATATCAAGAGGAGCCATGTCTTCTATCATTTTAACGGAAGCTGTCCAATCGGGTGTAAAGAATGGAATGATTTGTTCCATAATTTTAGTAGCGTCTTCCTGATATTTTGTCATAATATACAAAGAAAAATCTAGGTTGTATGGAACTGGCGCGTATTGAAAACCTCGAGAAGCGTCTGTTTCAGATGAGCTTTTACGAATTTTATTTGTAGAATTAACTTTTCTAATTGGATCATATAACAAGCTCGTGATTTCAAATGACATTCTTGGTAAGCGAATAGATTGAGTTCTACTATTTAATAGGTCTGGATCCTGAGCAACTCGAGCTAATACTTTTTGAAACGGTGCATAGGATATTGGAACAATCATAGATTGAACTAAGTTCCCAGCATTGTCTTTTCTTTCAATTTTAAGCTGATTAAAAAGAGTACCAAACAACGCTACATATTTGCGTGTGGTTTCGTTATAGAAATAATTTGCAATTGCCATTTTAATCGCCTATGCTAATTGATTCACTGAATGGATCAATTTCTGAAAAGTCAAGAATGTCATCAGCCGTTGATTCAAAATCAAAGTTTTGAGATATTGGATCAGTGTTTGCTAATTGGGTAAGAGTTGTTACTGCGTTATTCCCAGTCATTACTGTTGTTACGTCATCAAAGTAATGGTCAATCTCATATCTGCCTGTATCGAACCTCTCATTAGAGTATTCCATAAGTTCGCATTTCATATCGTAAACTTGTAATGCACCAGACTGATAGAATACAGACTCATGTTCAACATAAGTAATTCTGTACATCTTTTGGTTTAATGGCATCCAAATGATATCGTTTTCTTTTGGTCGAATCTTTTCAGCATCCTTACGGGTGACATGCCTTTCAAAGGTTCTGATAGCCACTGCAAAGGTTACTGTGTCTCTGATTTCTAAACCAAAGCGAGACATAAAGTCGCCTTCACCTTCAAAACCATCTACGTTTTTAACATATACTTCAAACTCATACATCTCATCATATAGTGGTGTATCGTTTTCGTTAAAGATAACATCTCTATCTTTATTGAACTCACCACTTATATAATCAATATCAATGCCATAAACCTGGATAGACTCAATAACTAAATCGTCTATTAGGTTTTGTTCGTTGAAATTGTCGTAATTTCTAAAGTATACGTTCGTTGCCATAACTTATCCAATAAAATTGTAAGTGAGAGGCTGCAGGGAATTGATTGCATCCTCTTCCATTTTTTCGCGTTCAGCTCGGGCTTCCTGTAGAATCTGTTCTCCATTAAATTGTACACCACCAACAAGCTGCATATTTGTAAACTTAGTTAGGTTGAGACCCCATTGTTCTCTTACAAGTACTGAAGCATAATTTTGTAACCAACGATCTGACCAAACATCAGCATATTCATCAGGGTCAATAATATCGTAAGCTTCAACGATAATATATCTTCCAACAGTCAAGCTTGATTTTGCAACATCGATATAAAGCTTATTGACGTGTTTGTTATATCGAACCATTTGTTTTCCTACAAGCATTTCCTGTAAGAACTCTAAGTGTTGCATAGTCATATAATAGTTAGTGATACCATATGATGTAAGGTCTGTAAGGTTATTTAAAACAAATTGGTATTGAACATTAAACATACCAGTACTTGCTGAAATAGATGTGTTTAAGTCAAACACTTTTGAGATTCCAAGTAAACCTGCTGGCAACGTGATATATCCGTTGTCTACATCGTTTTGTGTAAGCTCATGTCTTAAGTAAACCATTTGAGAACCATTGTAATGGTAATCTCTCCAAAACGAAACTGCTTCGTCTACCCTGTCTTCAATTTGTTCTTCCGAAACATTAACTTGAATAACCGGCGCACCGATTTTTCTTAGGATATAATCTTTAAATTCTTCTCTTGATGCTGGTTGTGGCATTATGCTATCTCATCTTTTATGACTACTTTGATGTAACCAGTGTTTGGAAAAGTTTCAATCTTACCACTGTTGTAAGTAATTTGAAACTCAGCGCTATGAATACCCGTGTTTGCGGTGTCACCAGTTTGCCATTCATACGCAACAATACCCTTGTTGGGATTAATAACTGTACCTACACCGTTTGTAACTAACGCATTACTATTCTCATCTCGCATATGGAATCTAACCAATGATGCGTCAGCCATAGATTTTACACGACCGTTAGAATCTGTAAGCACAGCTTGAAGCGATGGAGCAGTATCGTTTTGTTTTATATAAAAGCTTGCCGCCATTATTTTTCTCCGCTTTTTCTTATATTTATTAATATCAATATAGTAGAATTTCTACGTCAGTAGCACCATCGCTTATAATTCTTACTGCATTGGATTCTTTTGGTATCAAATAACCGTTAAAGTCGTTATCTATAAACTTCAAAGAATTGGATCCAGTAGTACTAAATAAGTGTGTGGATAAATTGGTTCCTTTGCCTTCAACACTAAAGTCAAACCCTGTAAGACCATCGCCAAGGGAAAATACAAATATGTTCGTATCAAGGTTAAAGGGGAGTGTAATATCACCAACGCCAGCGATAACTGTTTCAGCAAAACCGTTTGCACTGAACTCAATTCTATTAATCCATTCTGAGCTTAAGAAGCTTTGGATACCAAACTCTAAGAATGAGCTTCCAGTAAATCCAAATGATAAGTCAGCCGAGGCTTGAATAATAGGGGGAGTGATTGCCGCCGAAAATGTAAAATCGAGCGGTAGTGTTTGCATGTCACCAGTAATTGGAACAAATACATCTGAGTCAAATGTGTACTCTATTGTTTGCGCAGGTACACCACCTGTCACAATAGAAAAACCTCCTCCAAAGAAGGTATAGTCTAACGTTGATGTAAATACTCCGTTTGCGGACATTTAACTAGTCCTTTATGCACCACCGGCAGTAATTGTAAACGCTGTGATTGTAATTTGCTGACCAACCGCGATGTTAGTGTTATCGAGCTGCATGTCGCCGCCACCACCTGTAGCTGTAATGGTACCTTGCATATGGCATGTTGATCCGCCATTGTCGTGTAACCTAAAATAGCCAGCCGTTCCTGATGCGTCAGCAGATAAGTCTTGCCAAGTACCAGATAAAACAATTGATCCTAAAGCAGGGGTGTCAAGCCAATTGGCAGGTAATACCATAGTTGCTAGAACTGTACCTGTATTTGCTGAACCACAATCCGATGGAACTGTACCTGAGGAAACTGTCATGATTGGATTAGTGCCGATTGTAGTTTCTAGTGCTTGAAGCGTAGCATTCCTAGTGTCTACTGATAACTGAAAAGCCATCCTTTTCTCCCTTTTATTGAGTAAGTTATTTCATATATATTTATAAAAAATGCAATATAACCGTTGACAATAAAATAGAGTGTGTTATAATAGTCTTATCTACTACAAAATAATATTAGTTTCTTCTTTCAATGTCTTCTTCAGACAAGGTATCTCCCATCCAGACTTCAATTACCTTAACTGGAGTCGATCCGACGTTAGTCGCACGGTGCCATGTCTTAACAGGAATGTCAATGCTGTCTCCAGTAGAATAAACTTTAGATGTTTTGTATCCATTTGGAAACTCAAGATTCATTTCAAGCTTACCATCTACGATATGCCAATGTTCGGAACGAACAAAATGTCGTTGGTCTGATAATGATTTACCCGTATCAATAGACAATTCCTTAACTTTCCAATGACCATTATTATCTAGGTTACGGTATTTACCCCATAGTCTTTGTGTTTCAGGCTTATCCCAGTTTTCAAGTAACCAAGATGAACTGTTCTTTTTATCATTACCACCAACACCAAACACAAAACCAATATCGCATTCGTCTTTAAGTTGACGTGCATATTCTACTTCAGGTGTTGTACCCTTTTGACGATCTCCACCATTAGCAAATATGATTTTTGAATTTCTAGGAAATGTGTCTCTAATATGTCTAATAGCTTCGCACGCATGATTTTCGCTATCATCAAATTCAAATACACCACCAACACATTTAATTTCTTTAACAATAGCAGCACGTTCAGACATTGGCATAAATGGTCTACCCTTTTTACGAGTTAGCCAATCATCTGAGTTTAAACCAACCATAAGGATATCACCAAGTTCTTTGGCAGCTTTAAAATATTCAATATGGCCTGAGTGAAGTGGATCAAACCCGCCGGTTACTACAACAACTTTCATTCCCATTATAATTTCTCCATCATGTAATCCCAAGCAAAAGTAATACCAGACTTGGATTTCATTTCTTTTTTCTGATGTGCTACTCTTGGATGTACCCACCAATCTTCATAAGGTGAACTAGGATCTACAGCAACATCACTTACTAATAGTATATATCCAAGTTTAGCCAAGATCTCTCTGGATTCTTTCCTAAAATCATTTCCCCACCAAACTGCATTGTGTTGAAACTGAATAACATCAAACTCGTAATTATCAAATGGCATATTCTTCAATGCGTCAATAGATGCTTTCTCTGCATTGATTCTAAGAAAATCGATTTTTCTTTCAAAACAATGTCTAGCAAATAAAGATTTATAATCAATAGTTCCAGCATCGTCAAGTATTACATTACTTTGTCTTTTACGAGAATATATATGACACATACGTTCATCGTTGTCAATAGATATTCCTTTCCATCCAAACTCATTTTCAAGCAATAATGTGTTATTGAAAAGTTGTGGATGGCCTGAACCAAGCTCTACAAAGGTACCATTTTCTCTACCATTAAGTACAGATAAAACAAACATATCTTGGAAATGGCGGGAACTGTTTGATGTAACTTTATCAAGTCCATCGAATTTATATTTATATCTGCTTTCTAATGAACTATCATAAGCTAATGTACTTGGGTAACCATGCTGTAAGAGTAATGAGGTAACTTCCTTATCAATTTCTTTATTTAATTTGTTTTTATATTTAAGGTCAAAGGCAAGATTTTTAGAACTATCACGGCCATCAGTTTTCCATTTAGCTCGGGCGTATAATAACTCAAGTGCATGGTGACCTGGATAGTTTAAATCATTATCAGGTGCAGCTACATTGGTAGCATTTGATAAACCCATTTTAGAGTACATCATAGCTTCGCGCCAATCACTACGTTCTTCTTTAAACTTAGCCATAAAATAATAAGCTTCAGGTCTTTCAGGCATAGTTTCAATAGCCATTTTAAGCAGACCCTCTGTACTATGGTCTCGGTTTTTACTTCTATGGAAAATATGAGAGCCAAGAATTACTGATTTATATTGAATCCAATTCTCTTCATATATTTTACCTTCAGCCATATCCGCAGCTCTAAGGTAAAAGCTCCATGCTGCAGCGCCTTGTTCTAATCTATCATATTCTTTAGCTAATTTAAAAATCTTAAATGGATTATCAAAATCTAATACAACGTCATTTAAAATTTGTGGTTTTGTAAAATTCATAATATCAACCTTTATCCATTAAAAAATTATAGAATACCTGTTGAGGAACTCTTAATACAAAGCATGCATTATCTTGGAATCCAAAAGAAATAAGTACATCATTTTTATGGAAACACATGCCAGTTACAAACTCAATATTATAATCAGTATTTGTAACATGATCATAATATGTTCCAAGGAAGTGGAATTTTTTAGATGCATGAACTAGATTCCAGTCATTATCCCAAATTAAAACTCGGTGACTATAATCTCCATCCTTACGACCAAATGGATCTCTTAATAAGTTTGTTTCATGGATAAATGCCATTTGTTGGTTTTCATTAATACGAACAACTTGTGATCCACCTCTAAAGTCTCTTTCAAATGGTTGACGTTCATTTTCATCAACAAACACTTCTTCAGTTGTACCTTCCTCAATATTAAACTTAACTACTTGAATAGGGTTACACCACTTAACAAAGTGGAAAGGCTTATCATTAATTGGCATCCAGTTCTTTTCACAATAAGAACTATCATCACCAGGAGCTGGAATAGGGTGGCGAGATATTTCAGTCCATTCACCGTCAACAAAATCTATTTGACAAAGCTCCATACGACCCTTGCCTTTATCGTCATAACAATCTCGACGAACACCGCACAAATAGTACTTATCATCCCAGTTAAATAAACGTGCATCTTCCAAACCAATAAAGTTCCATGTAGGCTTCCCTGTATCGAGTGCCATATTTACACGTTGAGCATTTACGAGATTTAGATTAGAATCCAACTCACACATAACATTGTGTGTTCTGAGAGTTACATCATTCTCAGGATGGATATAGACAAGTGGTCCCCACTGATGGGGAAACTTTTTGCCTTCGGAATGGTAGAGGATATAGTTAACGTGTCGTACGTTAAGATGTAATTTTCCATCTTTCTCAAAAATAGATGGATTCATAATACCAGCTTCGTTTCCTAAAACCGATTTTGGTAATAAAATTGGATGTAGTGATCCGCCTCTTTTTAAAGCGTAAGTGGCGAATCCACCCATGTGCAAGTCATGCATATTAACTCCATAATATAATTTTCAAACAAAAGAATTACCAACCAGGTTTAACTAGACGTACTCTTTTCTTAGCTACCTTTGCTGCTAATGCAGTATCAATCTTATTTATCTGTTCTGCACCTAAAGATTCTTCTAACCAAGTTAGCGCAATAACGTTAGTTACATCATTAAGTGCAATGAAGTCAGATGCAGATTTAGACTTAGCAGAAAAATAGCAGGTACCAACGTAACTTGATGTAGTTCCATCGTCGTCTGCTGCTATTCTTTTATAATGAATTTGAACAATAGAGTTTTCTAACAAAACACCATCATTATTTAATTCATCGTCTAAGCCTAGTCTAGCAATTTTCCAAGAATAATTCACAATAAGTTTCCTTTATTCTTCTGGGTCCGTTACATCTACTGCAGCGCCTTCGGCCGCAACCGCTTCAGGATCTGGTGTAACATCTGGTGCCCAAGGCATTGGTGTATCCTGTGCAATGTCGTCATCAATTTGGCGTTGACACTGTTCCAAGATGTGTGCTTTATAACCTTCGTCAGCTTCAACTACTGCTGAAATCCATGCAATAACATCTGCTTCTTGTAAGTCAGCAAAAGGTGTGAAAGATCCTTCTGGTACAGTTGCTGCACTAAAAGGTGTTGCGCCTGAAAACTCACCGACGTTACCGGCTTCGTCTGTACCGTGTGCTCTCCAATAAGTTTGAACAACGGCATTTGGTAGTGTTGCACCTTCTGCATTAACTTCGTCTTTTACTTTAAGACTTTGTACAGTGTACGATAATGTAAGAGCCATAATATTTCTCCATTTCTTTTATTTCGTGATTCTATTTATCTATTTATATGTTTAGTTGCTATGCAAATATAGGTCTACAGGAATAGCTATCCTAAGCTTTGAGTAATAAGGATTGACATGGTGATAAGTGAAGCTTGGAAAAATTACAAACTCGCCAGTACTTGGCATATGTCTGTACTTATCAAACATAGATTCAAAATGTTCGTCATAACCTCTGTTTGAATTAGATCTCGGATCAGAAAATACTATATCACCACCGGATTTATTATCCTCAGCTAACACATAAAATACTGCTGATAATTGAGCTCCAGAATGATTGTGTATTGTCATGCTATAATTTTCACCATGGCCAGTAATCCAACCTTTCATCTTATAAGAAGTCCAGTCGGTTATTTTATGCCCAATAGTTTTTTGTAAGTAATCATCAAACGCATTATAAGCTACTTTTTCAAAGTTTGTAATATATGAATTACGATCTTCAAAAATATTATAACCTTCAACTTCACTTTTAACATTATCAACATCATAGTTTGCTAACATATAATGCGCTAATTCTAAACTTTCAAAATTACCAAAACCAACAGGCGTCGGCCAAAGTGATTTGATTTCCATAATCATCTCCTCATAATGTATATTGTTATTTATAACCATTTTACGGTTGACATTTTCTTCCAGATATGTTATTATAAATACAACTGAATGGATAATTATGGATACTTTGATATGAACTTTGAAGAATTTGAAAAGTTTCTTTTGTCGCAGGAATGCTACGATAATCATGACGTTTTTATTATTGATTCTAATCAGTGTATGCACCATATTACTATTGATAACTTCATTGAATATCAAGCTGAAATGGCTAAGCACCTCTTTAAAAAAGAAGTGACTATTAAAGTACACCAAATGGAAAGTTATTTCAATTACGACCATGGAACCATTCATGTTTTCCATAGTCCCAAAGACGGACCAACATTTCCAGAGCATACAGACCTTACAGACGTTATGATTAAATGTTTGGATGGTATTAAAACTATGGAAATAGAAGGCAAACAAGTAACATTGCAACCCGGCGAAAGTGTTACTATAAAGACTAGAACATTTCACCGAGCATTAAATCATGAAAAGGCATTAATGGCATCACATGGGATTGGCGACACAGAGACACTTAAACGTTTACATCAAAACGACTGAAACATGTAATCTAAATTGTTCGCATTGTTTTACTTCTGGTATTAATGGTGCAAAAATATATTTTGATCCAGTTAAAACAGCTGCTTGGGTAAACCAAATAGACCGAGATACTATATTCTATGAATTCCACGGAGGTGAGCCTATGCTTGCTTCCGTATCTTCGTTGCGTAAATTTGTTGAGTTAACTCAAGGCGATGGAGTTATGTATGGAACAACTACGAATTTAGTATATAAACTTACCGAGGAAAGACTACAATTTTTTGACGATGTTTTAGAAAAACGCATTGGAACATCTTGGGATCCTACAATAAGATTTTCAAATGAAAAACAAAGAAAGCTTTGGGAAGATAACGTTAAACTATTAATTGATCGAGGTTATCAAATTAAATGCTTTGTAAGTTTAAGTAAAGATGTTGTTAATATGGAGCCAAGAGATATTGTTAAATATATGACAGATCTTGGTATTCAAGAGCTTGACTTTGAACGTATTACCATGGATGGCAACGCAAAAGGTAAAATGTGGCCAACCAATTCAGAATTAGATGAATGGTTTTTGCGTTATCATTCTCAAATAGAAGATCGAGATTCTATTTTCCACGTTATTATGGAAAACATATATGCCAAATTTGAAGATAACAATCCATCACGAGGTACATGGTGTAGAGATTGTGAACAAAAACTGTTGACAATTAATGCGGATGGTAGTATAGCTGGATGCCCAAACACTGCTCCTTCAAAAGCTTATGGATGGATAACACAACCAGTTAGTGAAGTAATGAACTCTCAAGGTAGATGTGACATTATTATCAAGGAATTAAATCGTAATCCCGCTTGTTTTACTTGTCCGGTGTTTGATGTATGTGGTTCAGACTGTCACCAATTAGAATGGGAAGGTGACATTTGCCCATCACCAAAGTCGCTAATGCAGAAGCTAAAAACTGATTATAAATAAGAATAAATAATATTTCAATTTAGAGGTTAATATAACATGGTATCATTAACAAATAACGTTTATAACGGAAACGTTGTAGACAGATGGGAAGATTACGTAGCAGAGGCTGCGCGATCTGGCATTGCTTGGGGATACAATAGAAAACCATTTAGCCAAATGTCAAACAGTTACTTTGGTGGAAACTATAACAGCCCACCAGGAAGAGCTTCTTATTCTAGTGATACAATGGTTGGTAATAGATATACAACAATCGTTGCATCAACAGTACGAAATGGTTTGGTTAATGCTTCTAGAAACTGGACTCACTTGCGACTAATGCGCGCCAGAAGATATTATAATAGCCAAGGGCGATGGGTACTTCAATATAACTCTACTCAAAAAGCGTATCAAACTACCGGCGTTCGTACAAACGTTTCAGCGCCAAGTATTCCAACCAACGGACCGTTAAACAATGGTTGGCTTATTACTCGTGGTTCTGATAGTTCAAATACTGGTATGGAAGAATGGTTAGCTAGGCTGAGATCAAACTATTATGGTATTCAAAACTCGCCAGTTAACCGATATGTTTATGTGTGCCATTATAGTTGTCACTATAGTTGCCATAGTTCAAGAGGACGTAGATAATGAAAATAAAAGATACAGTGGCTCCTATTCCTATTGATTTACTTAAGGAGTATTTTAGTGATGATAGTATCATATTCAATATTGATTATTCAAATTCCCTTTTAAAAGGTGATAAGATTATTACTTATTTGAGTAATCTTGATGTACCTTGTAAATTAACGGGATGGGATAAAGTTTCAACAGAAGATAAGATAGCTTTTGTTAAAGAATATATGAATGCCAAATTAGTAATCGTAAGTCCTGAATTGGAAGTGTGCGTTTTAAAAATCTTATATGAGGCAGCTGAATATTCATTCTTTGTAAGTTATGAAGACTATGTTGAAGCCATTCTTGATAAAGATGAGATTGATCAGTTTGTTAAAGAAAACAAAGAGCTGATTGAAAAGTGGCTAATCATGATGGCAAGCTGTTCTTTATATGGAGTATATACAATTCCTGAGTTTCAGCAGCTTGTTAAAGACGAATACGAAATGATTGATGATTACGATTATTGTGGAGTAAATTTTGTTAGATTATTACATCACGAAATTGCTCAAGAATTAATGACAGCAGATCGTGACGATATATATTATTTTGAAAAACAATTCAACGAACCAATGTTTAAAGGTAAAAATTTGTTTGCTTATTGGGAAAACGACGCTAATTCATTAGCTATTATGTCTTGGGCAATATCGTCGGGTGAAGCAACATACGAACAATTTCATTCTGAAATCGAAAAGGGATACGAAGATGCTTCTGCTATTTGATAGAGTTTATGTTAAGTATGACTTCATGCTTGATAATAACGTAGACACATTAATTATAAGTCCGAACCTAGACTCTATGGTATGGGACGAGTTGGCAGTGGTCCACTCAAATATCGGCAATTGCATGCATAACGTTGATGTTTATGGCCAGCTGTTTACTGGGTTTGTCCCACCTCTTACTGAACCAGAGGAAGAAGGGCAACCGGCGCCAGACCAACTTGAAGCTATTGAAACACCATATGAAAACGATTTAGCTTTCTTTCAAGCGTTACTTGATAAAGGTAAAGTTAATATCCATGTTGATACTACTGGATATGATATTTTGTTTTCAAAATTCCTTAAAGTATTTTTCCCAAGCATGACCAGAGAAGTTGCTTGGAAAACATATAACATTTTTAGAACTAATAGTCAAGTACTAAAAACAACTAGTTTTGTTTGGGGTACCGAAGCTGGTGAACAAGCACAGCATGAAAATCTTGCTGCATGGACACCTAGAACTAAAGCTGAGTTTCTTGCAGTATATGACAGTATTTCAAGAGATTTACCTGATGCTGACTATGCGACGTTTTTAACCAGTGCTAGACAAAAAATTGGTATTGAATTTATGATTGCTAATAGATTGTCAGGCGATGAAACATACGACGTTTTCCTTGGTGAAAAAATGTACAAACTTATGGAACAAAGAATTAATAGTGAAGTATTATTCCTTAAAGCTTCTTTGTTTAATAACCTATGGAGACCTTGGGTACAAACTGTTTTAGGGTTGAGTTCTATTGACGCATCAAATGATTTGCTAGACTTAGAAGAAACTAATGACAAAACACGTTGGTTGTTTGACGATGATAATGCATATTTCTCAAATGATTATCAAGCAAGACATCCAAATATTAACTTTAGAGAAATCCGTACAGCAATCATGGAAGCAGTAACACAAAGTGTAACTCCTATGGAAGAAGCTCTTACTGATGAAATGATGGATTACGTTTACGATAATACTAGTGTTCGTAACTTTACAACAGCTAATATTACCTCTATTCTCAATAGCGATAAAACACACTTAGGTCCATCAGTATTTGAATGCGATGATAGAATTAAAGTAAACGCTTTGTTCCTTAATTACATCTATAAATTAAGCAACGATACGGATAGCGAGTTAGGGTCGTTTACTATATGATTCAACATTGCTATGAGTCTTCGATATGGATAAAACAATTTGAAAATAGCAACGAATTCAATCAAGACGTTTTAAATACAACTAAAGCTATTAGGGCAATGACTCCTGAACCTATCGCAGATCATAATGTTGATTTGTGGGTAAGTGATAATATGCACATTATACGGGATCGCTTTATAGATGGGTTTGAAGCTTTGTGTTTAGAATATAACGAAACTTCTGACTTTGATGTAGACTCAATGAATATGGTTAATCCCATGAAGTATGGTGACTTTAAATCTTGTCATACGCATGATGTGATTGATGCATTTGGTGTTTACTATTTAAACGAATCAAATGAAGGCGGCAAATTAAGATTGTACGATCCTAGATTCTTAAATAAAAAGTCGTTCTCAAAACAAACTTATATTGAAATCAAACCAAAGACTGGTCTTATGGTAGTTGCACCATATTATATTTGGCATGAAGTTACTCCATATCTTGGAAAAGAAACACGTTATAGTTTAGTTTGTAATATGGTATTTAATAATGTCGATTGATTTAATTACAAAGAGTAATAAAAGAGCTCAAACCGGTGAGATTATTGTTACCCTATTTGAGTACTGCCCTTTGAACTGTAAGTTTTGTAACCAGGACCATTCAAGCCTTGAAGGTATTGATACTATAGTTCAAAAAATAGATACCATAAAAGAGGTTATTAAAAAGACACCAAGAGAATCTTATAGTGTACATTTTATGGGTGGTGAAGTTTTTGCTGACGAATTACCTCTTAAAGTTTATACGGATTATCAATATTTGTGCTGGGAATTAGATCGGTGGTCTACTGAAGAAAACATAGATTTAGAAATATGTTTTACATCTAATATGGTTTTTAATAATACACAAGAACTTGATGATTTACTTATGATTTCAGGTCCTACATTAATTACAAGCTTTGATCCCGCAGCCCGATTTAATAAAGAAACATTTGAAATATTTAAAACAAATGTTAAAAAATATAAGAACCATATTAAATCAGTTAATGTAATTATGACTAAACCAACTATTCAAAAATTCATGTCTGGTGATGTAGAATTTTTTGATTACTTATATGAACACTTTGATATTTACTTTGATTACTATACACCAGAAAAGAATATGAAAACGTTTATTCCTAACGATATACAATTAAGAGACTTTATGGTTTATATGCTCGAGCATTATCCAAAGGCATTGCCGTTTGCTGATTACACGAGTAAAACTAAAAAACAAATGAGTTGTATGGATACTGTTACTATTATGCCTAATGGTTCATATGGTGCATGTACTGTACTGCTAAAAGATTTTAAAAATGTGAGTATAAATAAACAAGAGATGGAACAAGAGTGGTTTGAACAATATAATTGTTTAGAATGCAAACACTTTCAATACTGTTCTATGGGTTGTTTTTTGTCAAACCATATGCAAAGTTTTAGAACGCAAGAAGCATGTTGGTTAAGTGAGGTATATGATGTGGTCCACGCCGATACAAGTACATAATGGTTATGAAAAACCAATTAAAAGATACGCAGATTATTTAGAAGAGTTTTTCCAACTCGATTTAAAAGATTTTAAATATGATATAAGGGAATGGGAAACAACTCCAGAATCTGGATATTGGATGGCTCCGCATAATCACGGCCATTCTCATTTTACATCTATATATTACGAATATGTTTCAGGTGAAGGTGGTGAGTTAATTCTTCATGATCCTAGAAATAATGCTAACCGAGGCTTCCCACAAGAGTTTGGTAAATCTTTTGCGCCGTTTATATTTGAACCAAAAACTGATACCACAATTATTTTTCCATCATATGTTTATCATACTGCTGCACCATTTAGAGGTATAGTCAGGAAAGCTACCGTAACTGAAATTCAACTAAATAGTTCTCGTAGTATTGATGAATTAATCGATGAAGGCCATATTAATATGGATAATGTACACTTAGGAGCTACTCCAATATGAATGTAAATAAATTTTATAAAGACGGTTATGATGAGTGGGATATGCCTCGTCATTTAACTTCTATGATATGGGGTCAATTGTTATCTGAAAAATGGATAGATCATCCAGTGTATAAATCAGTTCCAACCTGGAGCATCAATAATGGTGGTGAGGCACAAGAAGAACATAAAAGATATAACCGTAGAGATGAACAAGAAATAAATGAGGAAAGTCTAAAGCGTATTCCTGCTACATATAGAGAAGTAATTGAATATCTATTTAATGAAGGTTATTATCATGAATGGTTTCAAAATACATGTGGTTACAAATATAAACTTAAGTTTGTTGATGTATGGAACGGGTCTGATGATTTAGGGTGGCACTGGGATGGTGTAGAGGACCACGACATTGGATTCTTAATATACTTTACAGAGCAACAACAATGGAAAGATGAATGGCAATCATATCTTCAATTAGGTGAACGTGATTGGCCTGGTGAAGAAATTACAGTTAAACATACTGCGTATCCAGCAAATGGTAAAATTATATTATTAAATAATATGAATCCAAGGTTTGTGCATTCAGTAGCAAAGCTTACTAATAATGATGTAAATAGATATACTATTAACGCAGGATTTTCTTTATGGAATTAATTATTAAACCAACTGAAAGGTGCAATTTTAAATGTACGTTTTGTTCAAGCACGTCTATCGCTGATGATATTACAGACGAGCTAGGTTTAACATATATCTATAAATTCCTTAAAAGGTTTCCTAACACTAATACAATTATCGTAAATGGTGGTGACCCTTTAATGATGAAACCATCTTATTACGAAAAGTTACTAAAACACATTGAGGATAATGACTTAGAAACCACAGTCGCTTTTACCACAAACCTTTGGCCATTTTATAAGAACCCAGATAAGTGGCTTCATATTTTTACTCATCCTCGTATAGGTATTACCACTAGTTTCCATTACGGCGATTCTAGACTTAAGGGTGATTACTCAGTATTTACTGAAGAAGATTTCTGGGATGTATCTGATAAGATGTTAGAATTAGTTGGATATAGACCAGGTTTTATTTCAGTAATTGATGAAGAAAATGAACACACAGCTTTAG